TTTGTTATGGAAGATAACTCTCCAACAGCAGATCCGACGTCAACTTTACCAGCTGCCGTAACAGAAACTTGCTTAGCCATATCACCGCTAAGCATAGAGTCTATAGTTTGTGCTCCATTTTGAATTTCTCCAAGATCTAATACCGGTCTTATCGTAGGCGAATCGAAATATCCGCCAGCATCTTCCATTTGAGATATGGAATTAGCGAACGCGTTTACTGTTTCGTCTCCTGCTAGTTTAGCGGCACTTGTTACCAGACCAATGTTATCTGTTATACCGTTAGCTCCTCCCAACATCTGGAAGAAACCTGACTCGGCGAATTTCCAAGAAGGTGAATCTACTCCTGAAGCCGTGTTATAAGCTCCATGGGCGGCATTACCAGCTGCTCTAGCGGCGTCTTCGACTTTATAAGTATTGTCTCTTATACCATTAGCAGCGCCGTCCATAATATAACCGCCAGAGTTGTAGAAATTCTGCCAGGTTGAGTCAATACCGGCAGATCCTGCTTCGCCAGCTTCTGTTCCAGCGCTTTGCACTTTTCCCTTGTTTGTCGATATTGAGCCAGAAACGGTGTTCACGAAGTTTTCTCCTGAAGCTGTTGGATCAACGGAATCAAATCCAGTCATTCCACTGTTAGCCAGTAATTGACCGACTTCGTTCATCTTACCAGTTGATCCTTCGCTTCCCATTTCGCCAAACAGCTTATCAACCATCGCACTGCCGCCAGAGGACGTGTCGTAGTTTTCTAACGTGTTTGTAACGCCTTGTCCTAATAGTCCGGCAGCTCCTTCAGCTTCACCTTGGGCTCCGGTTAATCCACCAACAACACCCTCCTGAACAGAGGCACTAATACTCGATGTATCAACCTTTTTAAGACTGTCATTAATGGTATTTGTTACTCCATCGGCTGCTCCACCAACTTCTGGTATGAGGTCCTCAATTCCAGCTTTTGCACCAGAAACAGCATCACCCGTAACCTTTTTACCTTCTTCGAAATTGACTTTCGATTTGATGTCTTCTTTTATGCCTTCAATCTTATCGGATATCATTCCTCCGATTCCTGGTATTTGTTCAACGGCATTTTGAATTAAGGCAAGCAATGTGTACAGAATGGACCACATAACATTGTTTAACGCAGTAATAATAGTATCCGCGTTATTAATTAGAGCTTCGGCCATTCCGTTAATCATTGAAACTATAAAGTCGATACCTGCCTGAACGACCAACGGAGCTGTAATAGCCAATCCTTCTAAAAATTGAATCATGATAGAAGCGGCCAAGAATATAACTTTACCTATGTTATTACTAATACCAGTAAGAAGAGCTAATAATAGGTTTATACCAGTGGCTATTAGTCTAGGAATTAGTGCATTCAGTGTAGTTAATACAGCGGTTCCTCCGGCTAAGACAAGCATACTAAATTTCGGTATGCTCGATAATAAGGCCGTTAATAACGAATTAATAGCTGTAAATAATGCTTCCGTCATTCTCGGTCCTAATGTGATAACACCAGTAAGAAGAGAATCGAAGAAGCCAACCAGCATATCAGCCGATTTGGTTAAGAGCATAGTAGCGGCTATTATAGAAGATAAACCGGCACCAACGGCTAGCAAACCTGCGCCCGCAAGAACCGTAGATAATCCAATAACGGCCAGAGCCCCAGCTAAGGCAAATATCACACCCACAACTGGTCCTAATGCGTATCCAGCAACACCAAGAATAACAAATACTCCAGCTATTGCTACAAGTCCTTTAGCTATCGATTCCCATTCCATGTTGCCTAATATCATAAGAACCGGTACTAACATGCCTAATGCCATAGACATTACTACCATCGCGGCTGCTCCAGTAATAGCTCCTCTCATGGCATTTGCACCAGCGGCCAATATAAGCATGGCTCCACCAATAGCAACAAGTCCCTTGGCTATTTGCTCCCAATCCATTCCTGTTCCGATTGACATTAAGGCTCCGGTCATCATCTTTATTGCTGCTACGGCTACTACCATACCCAAACCGACACCTAATAGATTCTTAGGCATCATTCTGGTAGCAACTGCAAGTTCTAGCATCAAACCACCGATTCCGACTAAACCTTTTCCAAGAGTGCTCCATTTAACTCGCATCAATGGCATCATTGTGCTGGCTAACATGTCAACCGCTTTAGCAAACAGAATCAAGCCGACTCCTTTAAGCGGTCCGATCTTATCTAAGTCACCGATTCTTGTAAACAATCCAAGCGATAACAAAATACCGGAAACACCGGCCAAACCTTTTACTATCTCTTCCCATGAGAACTTAGAAAATTGTTCCACAGCACCCATAAGGATTCTAATACCAGTAGCGATTAGGATAATACCAACTCCACTAAAAGCTCCAACCCCGTCAAGTGATGACAGTTTTGTAAATATAGCTAGACTAGCTAACAAAGCGGCAACACCGATTAAACCTTTTTCTAATTGCTTTACCGGCAGTTCTCCGAGACCAGCCACTGCTCCTACCATAAGCCTTAAACCGATTGCCAAAGAAATAGTAGAACTTGCTACAGTGGCAAGCCCTCCGGCATCAAAAGTGCTAAACTGTTTTGCAAATATGGTAAGCATAACGAGCATAGCGCCGATAGCCACCAATCCCGTTTTAATTTGGTCAGGTTCTAATTCGGAAAGACTCTTCATTGCTGAAGCCATTATTAGTATACTAACCGACATTTTGATTAGACTTGTCGTTAATTGGCTAAACGATCTCGGATTTAATCCACCACCAAGTTTATTAAAGCCTTCTAACGTTCCAAGAAGCTCACCCATGAGAACACCAATAGCAATGATTGCCGTTCCAAGTTTATCCGTATCAACTAACGAAATTACAACCAAAGAACCAACTAATATTGCGATTGCTATAGATATGTTTTTAAGCATGTCTGCTTTAAGCTTATCTTGGAATGTAGCAAGAGTATCACCGAGCGGCTCGAACACTGATTTAAACGTTTCAGCAGCGCCTTTTAGCTTGTCAGTAATGCCGTTGATGAAATCCATGATTCCACCACCACTAGCGGTCTTCTTCATATCATCGAGTTTTCCAAGAAGATTGTCGAAGAAGCCAGTGGTTTTGTTCATCCACATTATTGTAGAACCGCCGAGAATACCCTTAACAACATCTCCGAAATTAACGGTAGACGCTATCTTTAAAAGAGTATCCCATAATTGTCCTAACGCTGTTTTAATTTTTCCGCCTACATCTAATATAAAACCCCAAGCGACTTTTAAGGCATTCATGATACTATCAAGTACACTTATGCCGTCTGAGTCCTTCTTTTTGGATCCATCTTTAAGCGACGTAAAAAAGTTACCGACTGCAGTTTTAGCATTATTAAACGCATCCGTTAATGGCGATAGTTTTGCCAATATCCCGTTAAAATATCCGGTAACTGCTGTTCTAGCTGTTCCAAAAGCTGTTCCATAGCTTGCTAAATTCGTTTTAATGAAGTCTACCGCGTCCTCAATCTCTTTCCAAGACGGAATATGCAAATTAAGTCCTGTAAACTTATTAATGGTAGCTATTATTCCTTCGAAATTAGCGGTTACTTTGTTCTTAAAATCGGTAACAGTTTGCGATATAGATCGTATAGTCTCACCGAAGGTTTTTACTTTACTAATGACGTTGTCCCACGAAAAAACTTTTGTAAGATCAACTCCGGTTATTTTGATTATCAGGTTATTTACATGCGTAAAGAAATCTTGGAATGAGTTTTTGAGATTCTCAACCTTTGTTTTTATTCCGTCTAAAGTCTTTCCAAACTCATGTCCTCTCTTAAACGCGTTTAACGTATTAAAAAATGATTCATTAATTCCGAAAAACGCTAATACTACGTCTTTACCGTGCTCGTAAATCGAACCAAGTACTTTAATTAGAGCAGAAGCACCCTTAGTGACACCACTTACTGTCTTTTGAACTATTCCTGATGCCGACAAAAAGCGCATAACAAAAGCAAACACACTAGAACCAAAAGTAACAACTTTACTGGCAAGACTAGTGACTTCTTTAGTTAAAGTAGAAAAATCTTTGTTAGATGATAATGCACTCAATGCATCTTTTAATAACAGTATTGGTGTTGCTAAATTGTTAGCCACTTCATGAATATGTTCAAGCTGTTTTTCGGTCGGAGTCATTCTTTCTGACCATTCCTTAAAAGCTTTACTAATTTGTATCAAAGTTGGCAACGGCAACGTAGAAAACACGCTATTAAAAGAATTTTTTACTTCAGTTGTGACTTTTACGATGTTATTAAAAGATGTCTTTAGTCCATCTAGCACAGCTTTGCGTCCGTTTTCATCGTCATGCCACGCTTTAAACAACGCATTTCTTGCGTCTGATGATCTTCCTATTACGCCATTAAGATAATCACTAATCCCTGACCAAAGATCTTTAGCCTCACCGAAGTCGCCGATGATATATTCCCACGTTTGGGTCCATCCTGACTGTAATGCTTCTTTAGTAGTATCAATTAACTGAGAAAAGGTCTTTACTTTAGTGGCCGCATCAACAGCAGACTCACTCATTTTGAAAATGTGATCTATCTGCTCTTGAGTATATCCATTAGCTTCGAGTGTAGAACGAGCTAATTGTTTCTCCTCGTCTGACATCTCGGATAAATCATATGTAAAGTTTCTAAGAGCATCAGTCAAGACGTCAGTTGTCATCCAACCTTCCCTTAATGACTCTCTGAAGTTTCCTGTCTTTTCAATGGCTTGATCTGCGCTAACAGCGTAGCCATTTTTCATAAGATTTTCGACTTTCTTTAAACTTATCCCAGTCTCTTCAGAAATTTGGTTAGCGTCTTTTCCACTAGCGGCTAACGCCTGTACTTTCTCATTAGCAACGACCATGGCTTTTGAAGCTTCTTTAAGTGCATTCTGGAATACGGAACCGCCCATTGATGCATTTACAACAGAGTTCCAGTCCTGCAGTCGTACTGTACCAGAAGCTATAGCCTGTGACAGCTGATACATGGCTGTGCTTGCCTGTTGAGAAGTAGAACCTGATACTGCGGCTAAGTTAGCAATACCTTTGATTGACTCTTGTGAGGTTTTTAGATCAACACCCGCTGCAGTAAAACGACCTATATTATTAGTCATTTCAGTGAAATTATAAATCGTTTTATCGGCGTAATGGTTTAAGTCATCAAGCGCCTCATTTACTTTATTAAGATGCTCTTGTTCACCAACACCCTCAAAAGCTTCTTCGGTATTAGCCATGATTGTCTGGATAGCACCGATTTGAGTTTCATATTCTTGCAAACCAGATTTGATTGGCGTTATTGTCAAGGCACTGGCTAACTTTTGTCCTGTGCTAATAGCAGCATCGGCGATCTTCTGCATAGCACGAAGACCAATCATTTCAAGCATTCCAAACTTTTCATGCAACCCATAAAGGCCATCGTCTATTGGAGAAAAATTCAGTCTTGATATGCCACTCTGAATGTTGTCAAATCCGCTTTTTACGTTTGAGAAGGCTAAACTCTGTTTGAGTTTATCAAGAATGTTCAGAGTCGAATTTACGTCTCTTTCAAAACCCTTGTTGTCGAATTGCATTTGGACTATTCGCTGATCAACAATGGCATCACTCATGATTTAGTCACCTCCTCCCAAACTTCTTTTTCTATTTCATCAAATATCGGACGGATCGCTTTGCTTATGAATCTCTTTCCTCTTACATAATGGCCTCCAGGTGTCCCATGTCCGAAATCTAGCACAAGAGCTATGTTTACACCCTCATTAACGTTGGTGTTATACCAAACGATAGAAACGCCGTTTTCTTCATTGACAATCTTGTATGTCCAAGAATTAGCAGTCAATCCAGTATCAACCGGTGTAGCAGATCTTAAGGCTTCTACCCCTTTCTGACCATAACTAGTTAATTTTAAAAGATACTTAGCTGTTGATATGGCTTTTAAAAAACGAGTAGTTTTACTAAAATCTCCTTTACTCTTGAACGTTATAGTACTCATAAGTTAACCTTTAGTATTCCATGCTTTTTTTCTAGCTTCGTTTAGCTGAGAGTAATGTTTGTATTTCTGACTAGCACTCATCTTTTTAGCCGGCGCCTTTTTTCTTCCGATATAATCAATTAACGATAATAAACGATTAAGATTCCATTTTCTGTATTCGCTAGGTATGTTGTACTCAATCATCCAATAGTAAACTGTTTCTGAATATATCGTTTCTTTCCTTCTTTCCGGTGAGTGTTCTGGTGGCTTTCTAGCTGTCTGCGGATCGTTTATGTATTTTTGAACTCTTTCTACTTCAGAAGCAGGAATTGCATAAAACACTCTCGGATCAATGTTTTTAGTAAGAGACATGCACTCAATATAAGAAATGGTCTCTTCTAACGTTTTTTCTGGTTTGGCAACTAAGAACGGTTTGTGCCATTTAGCTTCCCATTTTGAAATGGAGACGAGAGAATGTTCAAGAGCGATCTTTACTTCCTTTTTAATAGTAAAAAATTCACGTTTATCTTTATCCCAAAGTTCAGCTGGTGGTATTCGTATCTCAATCATAGTCTCGTCTCCTTGCCTAAGAGTTAATTACTGCTGATCTCTTCCGCCGAAGGAATTCCTGAGAAGCTAATGGCGTTTTCCATTCTAGTCTTCTCTTCAGCGTCTAAAACCTGTTTCATATCAGCAGCTCTCTTAGATAGGGTTTCCGGAACCAGTTCATTACAAAACTGGGCAAGAGCTCCCTCTGTTGTGATCAGCTGCATATAGAAAACCGGATACGCTCTAGACTGAACGAACAGCTTACCTTTTTCGAAATTATTGCCTTTGATAAAGTATTTTCCATCTGGAGATTTCTCTCCATAACTACGAATTATCAGATCTTTGAGCATCGTAGAAAGGGTAGTAAGATCCTGAGCATTCACAACCTCTCTAAGAAACGAAGATAAACCTCCGCTCTTAGAAAATTCCATTTCAACAAGCTCAGCCTCATTGAGATCGAAATAGCAATCGTCAGCTCTGCTTTCTCCGTTAAGATCGAAGTATTTAATAGTCCTTTTAAGCATGTTTCCTCCTTTTTTAATGCATAAAATTATGCAAAGTGATCAAGTACGTCTGTCGGCATAGGAAGACTAGCCTTAGTCTGACCTTCGCCGTATATAATTTTCTCAAACGCTGTAAGTTTATCAGCGTCTACAAGTGTAGAATCGATATCGAGTGTGGCCGTCTTCTTAAGCTTAGCACCGTCAAACGTAATTCCGATCGGTACAGTGTCGAAATCCCAAGACATCTCTTCCAGATCTACGGAATCCTGCATAGTGCTATGACTCTTAGATGACGGAGAACAGGTGGCGCCGTATACAAGATGAATAATATAACCATACTCTACGCCAAGAGTATCGTTTCCTTTGAGAGTGCGATATGTGAGTGCAAAACCTCTACGATTCTGCTGCCCTACCGTGACTCCGGCGATAACTTCTGGATGTCCGTCGCATTCATTCCACTTACGCGGATAAGTATATGCCTTAATAGAGCCCGAATATTCTTCTGTTCCTCGAATATTGGCATATACATCATTGTTTGCATACTGTTTATTGCTTTCTGCTCCGGAAGGGCTTTCGTCAATACCGGTAAGACCGTTCCATGCGAAGCCTTCAGGATATGATCCATCGTCAGCTACCGGATATAAAACACCTCGGTCGCAACCTACTTCGTAAGTTTTCTCACCGATATCATCCCATGAAAGATTAAAAGCCATGTGATTCTCCTCCTAATAAATTACTGTATAAACATAGTGATTTAAGTTGCCTGATATGTATTCTCTGCTAAGAGAACAAAGCGGTAAAAAAGAACTAAATTTCTTAACAAAGTCGTTATCTGGATTATTAGTAATGAAAGAGACTTCGTATCTAGAAGCCAAAATATAAACTTTGTTATTTGCTCGAATCTCTGTAGATCCTTTTAATTCGTATATTATTGCTGGGTAAGAAATCTGTATACTTTCTGGTGGTTGAAAATATACGTCTTTCATTTTTCCACCGCCAAGTTCAACTAAAGCTTTTTGTAAGATGCTATGTAAATCAAGCCGATTTCCTTGTATCATACATACACACCCCCAATAGACAATTGAATTCTAGGATACATCGGCTCAGCAGTTTTTACTTTCCATTTGACGCCCATGTATTCTACGTATCTAATATTTGCAAAGTTCTCATAACTAAATGGATCAGCAATGATAGATATTGTCTTATTGAGATTTAAATTGTCGTTGAGAGTAGCAGGGCTCTGCCAATCAGTGCTCATTTTGATTACATCGCCACTGTACTCTCGCTCGACAACCTGATTCGGTAAATATACACCAGGAGCGGTCTCGATTGTCATTACATAACCTACTTTACCGAACCATCTGGACATAGCATCATACGTTCTTCTTCAGAACGAACGCACTGTACGGAGTAACCAGAGCACCAGAGAACATTGTCTCCATAAGATACTTATACTGGTTAAAGTCAAGATCGAAACCATCAAATGTGCTGGTCTCTCCACCCTTATCAGCACCTACATTGTAGTCACTGAGATCAAGACCAATACCGTAAACATTATTCGGAAGAATGCCCTTCGGCATCTTTACGATCTCATCTACGCTCATTGCTGTAGCAAGTTCATCCAGACTCTTATAGATTCTGTGTCCAATCGCGTCCTTAAGAAGAAGCATACGTGTTACGGTAGTTGTATCCATGAAAAGTGTAATCGTTCCTGATCCCTGATAATCGTCCTGAACTTCAACAGCGGCGTCAATAATTGCATCCTCTTCTGACTGATCACCAGACGGAATAACAGTTTTCTTAATAGTAAACAGATCATCGTCTTTCCATACCGGACGGATGCACAGTTCATCGATCTTATCTTCGTCTGATTCAGAACGGCCATCACCAACAAGAATTGCTCTAGCGGCTTCCTCTTCAAGCATCATTCTCATTTCCTGCTTCATCCATGCCGCATGATCGAATGTCATCTCGACAGCATCCTGACGATCAAGTTTCTGCTTCTTATAAATAGTTGTAGCTGACGTTGTTCTCTTAAGAAGTTTAAACACTTCCTCTTTCTTACGGTTACCCTTCATGTAACCCTTAGCTCTCGCTTCATCAGCCGTAATATCAGCAAAGATAGTCTTAATCCTGCTGAACGGTGTATGATGGGTCTTACCGATCACCTTTGATACCCATTCTTTACGTCTAGAAATGAACTCAGGTTTCTCAGAAAGAGTCTTAGCATCCGGAAACAGATAATCAATGTTATCGATGCCATATTCACCAGCGTGTTCAATAACAGCCTCTTTCAGTGATCCATATTTCTTTGCATCAGCAAAGCATTCATCCTGAAGAGCCATAAACGCGTCATGTGTAAGAATGTCGTTGCCTGTTTCATTGGACTGCTCGAAAGCGTTAAAATACATATCGTCTTCTCCTCCATAGTATCCATGTTCTACTTCATCAGGAGCACTTCCACCCTTTCCAGCCTTTGCATCTTCTACGGCTTTACCGATCAGGAAATATACAACCTTCTTCTGCTCCTCATTTAATGTGTTAAACACCTCTCGTACCGTCTTCTCACCTGACGTATTCTGTGTTTCCTGCTGATTCTCTTCTGGTCTTTCGTTGGCCATGTTTTTAGAACCTCCTTCTCCATTGTTTGTTGCACTATGCGCTAAATACCCAGATGGATCGTCAATTGCATCATCGAAATAGATGAAGCATTCATAAACTTCTTCGTCGTCGCCATGCTGAATTACAGGCATATCGATGTATGCACCTTTATTAGCAGGAGACATAACAAGACTAACCTCTCTTATAACGCCGTGCAACACGTCACCGGCGCGTTGAGTAAGATTATTAGCCCAAATGCTAAGTGAACGAATATCTCCGTTGGTAACCAATTTCTTAGCTTTAATTCCGTCTTCAGTGTCGTTGAATTTTCCATAAAGTCTAATGCCTTCAGGACGACTTTCAAGAAGACCGTGGCCAAGAATATCATTAAGACCATGCTTATGACCATATACTATTGTAATTTGTTCTCCATCACAGTCTTTAAAAGCCCCAGGTCGGATTGTTCTACCATCAGCGCATTTGATGTTGTATCTTGTTGCCCATCCGGAGAAATCGCAGTTGTCTTTTGTTACTCTAATATCTACTGCCATTTTGATTTTCTCCATTATCTTCTGTGTATGATTCGTCGTTTATACCCTCGTGAACATTATCTTCAAACAAATCGTCATCAGTATCACTCGTAGGATTAGAAACGGCGGTGTTATCAACAGGATTAATATTCGGATTCGCTATTTCCTCTGATCTTGGATTTGAATCCGGTGTTAAGCCAAGCACCTGTCTAAACTCGTTAGTGTTCATTATTTCAGCTTGTTTAAGTTTAGCCGCTATCTCAGCAAACGTTCCAATCGGAACTAGTTTGAACTGATCTCTAAAGTACATTATAGAATGTCCTTGTGTTCTAGCAGTTTTGCTAAGGAATTTGCGTTTAAACTCATCGACTATAGCTGCAAGAATTGGTTCTACCGACAAGCTATAATAATTAAGTTTCTTTTGTTCATCAGCAGTGCCGTCGAAAATTTCTTGAGTGGCTCCTAACTGGTTGTATAGCATCTTCTGATAATACTCTATCTGCGCTAACAAATTGTTTTCAATCGCTCTGTTTAGCTGTGTTACTTTTTCTGTACCATCAGTGTAAGCAATGCCATACTTAGATTGGGTTAGTTGAGCTTCTATCTCCTGTCTTCGTTTCTCAGCTTGTTTTTGTCGGGCTTCAGATTTTACTATATACGGAAGCTGAACAATAAGATTCAACTTTCCAGAGGACGCTTGTTCGTCAATTGCGTCTAGCATGTTGAGTTTTCTGATTAGACGCTGCAAAGTGGAATTATACTCATTCATTACCGCGTATAATGGATTCTCAATAATTGCTACCCGCTCTTTCGGAAGAATGATTTCCTCATGGTGTCCAGTATTATCGTTATAAATCCTTAGCCTAACGTATCGAGGATAATATTCAACTATTTTGGCTACTCTCATAGATTTAATATCGCCATTTATCACCTCTATTGGAACAGCTGCTATAACACCTTCGTCAAGAAGATTCATAACTAACGATTGTATAAACGCTCTTCCAGTTTGATCAATGTTGGCCTCCACAGACAAACACTCTTGTAATCCAGATTTCTTTGTTGATGCGTATCGATCCTTGTCGTCTAACAATACGTGTCGAATATCAACGGCAGCAACGTCTATTGAAATTCTAGTATAAATAGACGCTACTATAGACCGTTCACCGTTCCTAGAATATCGTGGTCTATCCGGTGGAGACGAATAAGCAGGACCTAAATTTGTCGGATCTCTACCCATAAACGCGTTCCAGCCATGAGCTAATCTGTTAAAAAAACCCATTTTATTTCTCCTTTAAGTCACTAATCCAGAAATAAAGCCGGGAACCGGTACAGATTTAGGATTAGCTTTCTTCACAGAATATATAGTGCTTGCTATATCAGTCATACTCACAGCCACAGCTGCTAAACTACCAACGGCGGCTAGAATCGTAGACGCTCGTTCCCAACCGTCGTTTATTTCTTCATTAGATAGATTCTTATACTGCCTTTCCAACTGCATTCTGTTAATAACTTGACGAAGTTCAGCGTCGGATAGTTCGCTTATGTCGTACGTCTTCTTACGTTTGTTCATATAAGACATTTGACTTGCAAAACGACCAGCGTCGTTAACTGCATTCCGCGTATTATTCATCACTTTTACGCCCTTAGCTTGTCCGCCGCCCTTTTTCTTACCTCCTTCTCCAGGAGATAACCAAATATCAGCTTCTTTCCCTGCTCGTTCTCTGGCTTTGCCAAGCGCTGTTCTAGTCCCGTTTGCAAGTTGATACCTTCTTACCCCCCATTTCTGGCCTAGTATTCCATGGTGGGCTAAATAATCGTCGTAACTCATTTTAACCTCCTGAATATGCAACATTTCTATTGCGTCTTCGACTACCACTGCCAGAAGATGTGTAATCGTTAATGGCATCACGAATACTGTCTCTTGTTTCACTAATAGAGTAATCGCCAACCTTGGTTAACGTTCCTAAAGTTTGCTCAACAGATTCTTTAACGATTCGTTCAGCATTGTATCTCTTGTACAGTTTATCAATTTGTTTATCGTCCATTTTGGTAACCGACTGTAGAGCAACCTTATCAGTGTCGAATACTATAACCGGATCTTTAGCGTGATAGCTACTAAAGTCTCGGTCGTTAAGATCAGCTATTGCACTATAACCTCGTTTCTTAAGTTCTCCGTAATATTTGCCCTGCATTCTTACCTGTTTCTCATCATGGAAAGTCAATGATAGATTCAAGGCTTTGTACAAAGTTTCCTTTTCACTATCGCTCATTCTAGACGGATCCTTGTTGACTATTCTTTTAGCCTGATTGAATAGTAACTGCTGACTAGGTCTCTTCATCTTAGTAGCAGCATCATTAATAGAATATTTTAGATCGTCTCTAAATTCCTTATCCTTCATCAAATGAATAGCGGCATCAGTAGCATTTTTCGTTGACGGAATGTTTAATCGCTGATTGCTGGAAATATGCAAACGATGAATGTTCATACCATCGGCTTCCTCTCTCAATCGCTTAGCTTCCGCAATGTCTTCTTCTCTACCGGTCTTCTTTGCCCTTCTTTCTGCTTCTCTTGCCGCTGCTTGAGCGCGAGATTTCAAGTTCTTTCCAAACAAACCAGCGTACTCGTTCTGATCATGCTTGTTGTGTGTTGCATAGAAAGCAAATTTCTCAAAAGTGTCATTAGACTGAATTCTAGATAAATCAACACCAGCATCAAGATAACGATCCACGCTATCTCGACCCCTTTTGGTAAGCATTTTGAATCTATAATTCAAATCTGAAACTTTCGCTGAGCCATATTCACTTAACGTTTTCTTTACGTGCGAAACAGAGTTTGAAACGTTAGAAATGGGATTTAAACTTCGTCTTTTAGAATAGCGATTGTGGTTTGGACCCACGTCATGAGTACCTGGTCGTACATACGGCTTATTGCCTTCTCTAAGAACGCGATTATGTGCTTGTTGATTCAATGGATACGGCGGACCATGCATTTCGCCCCACCGCATACCTTTTATGCCATGATGGGCTAAATAGTCTTCGTAACTCATTTGCATTCCTCTATCATGTGCGCTTAGAATTAGCCTTATTCGACATATCAGCAGCGATGGTCATGTTACGGGACAATAGGTTTTGATCTAGATACCGATAATAATATTCGCCGTTATAGAATTCCTGATAAGACGAATTAACAGCGGCGTCCGATAACCAACGATCAACTTTTTGTTTACCGTATTTAGTTATAGCCGGATCGAGTTTATTCACAGAATACTCATACAGTTTTTTGTTTCGATCTAGCTCTTCTTTATTTTTTTCAATCTTACTGTTTACTCTATGCTTACGCCATTCATTAAACGACGAACTCTTTTCTTTAGCGTTTAGTTTCGCTTGCTTCTTTTCAAGATTACTTATCATTGACATATTTCTAGAGCCGGCATATGTTGCCTGAGAAGCATCTGAAAACGATCGGTAAACGTCATTTCGTGTTCGTCTTTCCTCTCTAGCATTAGCCATATGACGATGCAGTCTACTAAGCGCACTTTCCGGTTTACGAATTTGTCCGTTACCATATCCATAATGCTTAGCACCGGCTGGTGTAAGACTGCCGTCTTGGTTCTGCCATTTGCGCACACCCCACTTTTGACCTTTCACACCATGGTGGGCTAAATAATCGTAATAACTCATGTTTCTTCCTCTTTTTAAATAATCATTCAAACGCATCCTTATTCGCTTTATAAGCAACCCACGCGTCCATAAGCGCGGATACATTATCGATCTTGGCTTCGTGTCTGCGCTTAAGTAACTTCATTCCGCCATTAGTGTCGATAACGACCATTGCATTGCCCATTGTGAAATTCATGATGGATTCGTCAAATAAGAGCATCCTGTTTTCTGATAGCTTTTTTATTTCACCCAAAGGAACAGATTCTGTTCTAACCCCTTGATGTACTTTCTCTATACCAAAAGGACCGTTTTCTCTGGCCCATCTCTCTACGAATTCCTTAGCATTATAAGGATCGTAACCAAGGCACCGAACATCATACATCATCTTTTCTTCTATGTGTTTAGACAAATCATCGTATACTTCATCCATGTCTAAAACGGTTCCTTCTAATACGATCAAACTTCCTTCAGCAAGAAATTCTTCGTATTTGTTTCTCATAGCCGGTTGAAGCATCCTCATCGTCGTAGAAGAAATATAGCTTCTAGCCTTTATTCCAAAGCAGCCATTGGATAACGGAAACAGAAAAGTAAAGGCACAGAAATCGTTACCTTGAGATAGATCAGCGCCAAGGGCGCACGGCATTTGCCAAAATTCTCGATGCCTATGTGGAAGCGTTTCTTCGTAAGAAAAGTAAAGAGTATATCCCTCTGTAGGAATTCCGAATCTTTTAGCTAGAATATCGTTTCTAGCAGCTGGAGCGCGTTCAGCTCTTTCTACGTCAAGTTGATAAGTTTCATATGTTACAGTCTTTCCAAGATTAGGATTGGCTTTTAACCACATGGCTGGATTACCAACTTCTTTAATATCATCAAGCTGGTAGTACCATATTGACACATGAGGATTAACGTATTCTCCCTTAAGAATACTCATCAACTCCATTTTGATTGTGTCGCCAACCGCATTCCTTACACAACCTTCAGAACTACTAAGAACTATTAACCAGTCGTCCATTTTGGACGCTCCCTGTTCTATAGCAGTTACAACGTCTTCTTTAGTATCTCCAGAAAGCCATTCGTCTATTGTCGTAATCTTAGGTCTTAACCCCTGAAGCTTATCAATAGTCATAGGTCTAACCTCTAATAAAGAAGACGTCATAAAATTCTCTATGCCCTTCTTTGTAGAGGCAAGCTTCACTCTATTAGCTTTTGATCCGGTAGTATTTTGTAAAGAGCCTTCTGTTAAAAAGTCTATTAACGGTCCTCTGGCTCTTGTTATAGCGGTTCTTATAGGAGACAAAACCTCTTCGGATTGTTTCATCGTTGGAGCGGTGGTAACCTGGTGTGTTGTTTCAGGTTTTGCTATCAGTGGGTGACTCTGTATACAAGAATCATACATTGATTTGGCTGCTCCACGGGCAACTATAAGATACTGTTTATTTATCAGTCTTTTTTTTATGACGCGATTTACATATCTTCCTCCATGTCCGTCTGGATTGGGTTCGTATACCTGTCTTTCAATAAAGTAATACCATCCGTATACTTGTTCCCCCCATAACTTAAATGTGTCTAAGAGATGAAGATCGCTTCCGTCCGTAAGTGTTAATTCTCTTTCACAGAATTTTATCCACCCTTCGACAGCTTGGTCATCATACCAAACGTTTGGGTTGTTAATTAGACTATCTATACGATTCATCTCCATTGAGATGGTCTTACATACAGGTATTTCCCCACGAATAACCGCGTCTCTAAATTGACCATAATATTTAGGTGTCGCGGTATTAGATAGCATTACGTCACCTTATGCTGTAGGCCAATTCTGATCGGCATAACATCTTGGTCCCCATGCGTCAGTAGATCCAAGATCGGCGCCCTGCGCTTTGCGAGCCTCAATGTAGCATTTTATAGCATACATAGTATTATCTCCTGCTTCGCCGTCTGGTTTTAAATCCTTTCCGTCGATTCCTTTAAAACCTCTTTGCGACAAGATAGCCTGAACAGTTCTAACATGACCGCCGGTTGATCCTTTTCTAATTGTTTTAAAAACGTAAGTTACTGCCATTTTGATTTTCTCCTTTTAATTACGAGCAGGTCTAGAATGACTGTAATAAGCTCTAAGCTGGTTGTTCTCGACACCAGCCTTTACACCTAGAATTCCGCTAACAGCGGCCAAACCAGCGCCAGCATAAAAACTGTATTTCGCTAAATCTCCATATCCGGAATCTGATAAATACTTACTAGCCAATATTGCGCCAGCAGAAACACTACCTATCTTTGAAATCAAGTCATTATTGCTTCCTATAGTTTTACCGCTCTGATATAGGGCTTTTCCTTTATCAGCTTTATAGTCTTTTTTCACCTGCTTATAGTCAGCTTTCATTTGCTGCTTTGCTGCTTTGCGTGCCTGTTTTGCCTGTTTGACAACATCTTTGGTGACATAGACTTTCTGAGTTTCTCCTGTTTCGTAATTATGCAAATACGTGTGCCCATTCTTTTTAGACTCTTTATGCCATTGCTTAGCAGATTTATACATTTGATTTGCTTCGTCGTATTTCTTAGATGACTCATCGAAATACTTCAAGCCCTTCTTTGTATAACTACCATCATAGTTTCGGTATCGACGAACTCCCCATCGCATACCTTTAACACCATAATGTGCTAAATAGTTTTCGTATCCCATATTCAACTCCATAGCTGTTAATCCGCCCCAAACCGGTTCATCTTCCGGTGTCAACTGTTTAACAACTTTAAAACCATTCTTTTCATAAATATGTAATGCATCAGGAGAGGAACCAGGAACCTCTAACGTTATCTTTTTATAACCTTTAGACTTTGCCATTTGTACAACGTCTCTGATAACAGCGGATCCATAGCCTCGACCTTGATTCTCTTTAGTTACATGAATCCAAGCAACATTTAAAGAACCGTGGCCTTCGTTGTATAGATCTAGAGTTCCAACTAGTTTTCCTCCCTTATTATGAATCGTCATGTTAAGGGTTCGTTGCTGTTGGTCTTTTATCTTTTTAGATGTTGACGCCAAAAAAGAAGCGAGCTTGGTTTTCTTATCTTCTGTTAAAAATAAAGTTTCACCGTTTTTTGTAATTACTTTTCGATTTTCTAATTCTCGTTTCTTTCCGGCAGGGGTTCTTTTTCCTGATACCGTCTGATTCCCCACTTCTGGCCTAGTATTCCATGGTGGGCTAAATAATCTTCATAACTCATTATTCAACTCTAACAAAAGTGTCATCAAATCCGACATAATCTTCATCCAAGACCGTGGGCTTCGTCTGCTGCACTACAACTACCGTATGCCCCTTTGTCCTTGTGACAAGAATATCACCACGACGAAGTAGATCTGGATTATTGGCGGCCAGAGGAATCTCATCAAACTCCCCTGTCTCAAGCAGGTAATGTGCCTCGTTTCCCGTATAGAAATCCTCTGCCATGATACCTGCATAAGCACAGCAGACACGCACGAGTCTAGCGCAATCTGTCTCGCAGTTAGTATCGACTAACCGACAGTCAAAACCAAGATGCTTTACAACGTCCCAAAGAGAATAATTCTCATTTTGGTCGTAGCCTATATGTGGATTGTCACAGGCATACTGCATGTCAGCTGCTATCTTCTCGGCCTTTACAGAATCCTTACAACGAAGAACTCTCCAACCCTTTGGATGCGGATACCACTCCTGTGTTTCTAATTCACTTCCAATCTGGTCGCCAGCTCGCCCATCAGAAAAACGAAAATTCTCATCGTGTCTTGCGCTTCCGATAATTACCATGTTATCCCTCCACTCGTATGTATACTGTATCGGTACTCAGATCAGCATACTTTTCTATGCATTCTCTACAGAACACATGCCTGCTCCAATAGAGATCATCACCAGCCTGATTCTCTGAAGAATGATCTGCCTGATCCTGCTTCAAAGACCACATGATCTTATCTAAAGAGTAATCGCCGTCGCATCTTCTAAATATACGTTTAGCGGCTTTAGTTCCGCCCACATGCTCGATCTCCACCCACATCATTTGGGCGGGATCATCATGCACACCAAACTCTTCGGCGCGCTTGATGTAAGCAGGTAACTGAATATCGCAAAACAACTCAGTCTGCTTTTGACGACCAAGATCCGATGATATGAGATCAGAAATAAGATGCCGAGTAATCGGTCCAGGATTCCATTCTTCAGAAACCCAATCGAAACTTGTATAGTTTCTTAAATCGTCATAATTACTGAGTTTCAGTTTATGGGCGTCAACCCATTCGAAAATCATCTTGAGAAGTTGGCGTCCCTCATTTCCATAGAATTGGTAAGAGCCCAACGTAAGAGTGACTTCCAACCCAATCTCTGGTTTCTTGACGTCACCCCATCTACCAGCTCCATAGACTTGACCACCTGTCTCAGCACCTCGAATCATTCTGGCGCATACGTCACGATTGTGTTCATTCATCCTGATGCTCACCTTCTGTCGGTTCATTGTTCGTAATAACAAGCTGCTCTGCATTCATGGTCTGGACGGCAGCTTCAATGATAGTTGCTATCTGCACATTGGTAAGATGGATTCCGTATTTAGCAAGATCAGACTGAACGGCTTCCATAACCAATCTAAATTTCTCATCTCCTTGGCCGCTGCCTTCGGTCATCTGTTCATAAGCTCTTACAGTATATTCGATAATATCAGCAGCCCATGAATAGCGAGTTGATTCTAATTTAGCTTTAATAAGCGGAACCGTAGCCTTAACCAGCCAAGCAATAAGACCGCAAATAATCGCACAAATAATATTAGTTACAAATTCTCCCATATTTCCTCCTTAATTTTCTTTTATTGGAAGCTTATTTACTTCCTTCATCAACCGTTCACATGTTCCGTTTCCGCCCATATCACTATACGGAGAATACAAATACTTTTCCAAATCTTTGTATTCATCACTTGTAATATATCCGCGTTCTATATAGCTTGTACATAGATCATGAATTTTAGCGTAACCTAAACCGAGCATCATTCTTCGCTCAGCTGAGTCATTTCGTTGCTTACTGGTTATCACATTCAGAACAAACGTCCAAAATCCTGATGACGCAAACAGAGTAAGAACTATAGTAAGGACTATCTCTTTCATTTTGCAACCTCCTTTCTTTAGTTTTTGACACAGTTAAATATTTGTGTCAGTGTATGCTGCCAATCGCCAAGTCATTTCGTCTTTTCTGTTATTAAGCTCTGTGGCAACAGACCCAGAAGGAGGATCAAATAGTAACCTTGCTTTTATAGAAACTAACTCTGGAACGGATCCCAACATTATTAGGTCGTTTCCAAGATAATCAGACCATGTTTCCGTTGAACCAGTTATCATAAAACCGTTTGGCGGACCGACGCCTATCTGTCGCAAATCTACAAAGACAGCGTTTATGCAATTTATTAATGTATCGTCGAAGTGGCTATGTATCGATCCACCTCCGATATCGTTTTTAACAGAATCTAAGATACTATCTATCATCATTGCCTCCAAGGTATTGTGTCGTTTGGCGTTCTGATTATCATCTCTGGAATTAAAAGATTTGAATCACCATAATGAATGGCTTTGTGCGTATTCGGACTTACGCAAACTAAATTTTCAAGGTCGAAAACCATTGGGTTTCGTTGAAGAATATCCTCTACAGTTATTGGATTTATATGATGAACTATAATCATTCCTCTAATCTCTTTTCCTGGCATAGCCATGTCTAAACAATAGTCGCCGCCGAGAGAATCGCGTATTATAGCTTTTCCTCTTGCTGTTTTCCATTGGGTAGTGTTGTATAATATCTGATTTAGATATCGTCTAGAACCAAAAGTCTCTTCTCCAACAAAAGAATGCTCTTTTAAATAATCATAACGGCCAATGTAATCATCAATACTAATTAATTGGGAATACGTTTTGTTCATCTTCTGTACTTAATCCGTTGTATTCTCTTAAGGCCTCTATAACGACCTTATAATCTTTGTTACGTAGCATAGCCTGATCATACGCCTCGGCTTTTTTACGCAAAAGCTCGTTTTCGCTTTCAAGTTTCTGTCTTTCTAGCTTTTCTTTCTCGGAACCGAGCTTTAAAAAATGTGTTAAGACCATTGCTGAAGCTGTTCCCTCTAGAATTTGCTTCTCAGCTAGGTTGAAAGCCGCTGCAATGACCCTATTTTCCCTAGCCGAATCCGAAAGTATCGGAGTTGGGATTGTGTTTTCTAAAGATTCATCATAGTTTGTCATAGTTGCTCCTGCCTTAAATATAGTTGCTATTAACTTTTCCTTAGTTTGAAGGGTGTATCCTAGGCTTTATTATGGCAAGAAAATGAGCAAAGGAGGCAACTCGAAACTCAGAACAGAAAGGTGCTAGAAAACACCCTCCTAACTAAAGAAAAGTTTTGAGAAATATCCCTCCGGAGAAATTCCGAAGACCGACGTGATAAGGGAGGGGGTGTAAATTTTTTGGGGTATACCCCCCTATTTTATATATTTTACAAA